AAGATGATAGTGAACGCCCAGAATGGCTTCCTGAGAAATTTAAAAATCCAGAAGACTTGGCCAAAGCCTATGGAGAGCTGGAGAAAAAGATGGGAGAACCCTCTGAAGAAGGCGACGAGGCTGCTCCTTCCAAGGAAGCTATGTCCTTGGAGAGTCTGAACAAGTATTCTGAAGAATTCAATGAAAAGGGGGAACTGAGTGAGGATTCCTATTCCGATCTGGAAAAGTTGGGCCTGAACAAGGACTTGGTGGATGCCTTTGCAGAAGGGCAACTTGCCATACAAAAACAGCAGGAACAGCTAATCTATAATGAAGTGGGAGGAGAGGAGAACTATAGGACGATGGCCCAGTGGGCAGAAGAAACCCTTTCACCAGAAGAACTTGCCTCTTTTAATGATGTTGTGGTGCTTGGCGGGGACACCAGCGTAGCCTCGATGACTGTAAAAGGTTTGTATGCTCGTTATCAATCTGAAGCTGGTACTGCCCCAGCCTTGATGAAGGGAACCCCATCGGCAGAAGCCCTGATGCCTTTCCAGAGCAATGAGCAGGTGATTACGGCAATGGCTAATCCAAAATATAAAACAGATGCTGCCTATCGCAGGGAAGTCGAGCAGCGGCTGGCAGTTTCTAATGTTTTTTAACAAAAGGCTAAAACAAAGGAGTAATAACTACCGTGGAAAAAATAAAAAACACAAGCTGGAAAACAACCTTAGCTGGAGCTGTTAGCGCACTTGGAATCTATTTTTCTGAGATTCAGAATCCAGACCCAGTGTGGCTTAACACGATTGGAAGCATTCTGACAGCAGCCGGGGGTTTCCTGATTGGCCTTTGGGCTAGAGATAACAATAAATCCAGTGAAGATGTGGGAGCCAGCGAGTAAACAGTACGATGGGCATAGGAGCTATATTAGGCTTACTTGCTGCAATAGTCCCGGTTGTTCTCTTGTGGCTACAGCGCAAGTGGAAGCGGGAAAATTCCCCAGAAGCACAGCGCGAACGCATAAGGAGGGAGATAGATGAAATTCTTGCCAGTGATGATCAGTCTGGTCTTAATGAGTTTTTGCATGAACGGCTGCGGGACGACAAGAACAGAATACATAGTAATCCCGGCAGATCGGGAGGTGATAAGGGTGAAGGCGAATGACGTAGTCACACGTCCAATAGATCACTGGAGTGTACCGGATGCAGTCATGCAGGAGATTTTAGAAAAAATAGGTTCACTCCCGTAAGGGTTTGTATTATATTGAAATAGAATTTGTTGACCAAACAAAGCTAGTGGCTTCTCAGAGCCTGTACTTGTTACAGATAACTCTTGATGTACCGAATGGTCGAAGTTTAAAGCGGAGTAAGGACAGCATCAGTAAATAGTAACAGACAATAACACTAACTAAGAGAAATAGGAGGATATTATGGCCAATGGAGCTACTAATCCATCAAGACTAGGACAAGCCAACGCCGCTGGCGATGTGCTTGCATTATTTCTCAAGAAGTTTGCTGGTGAAGTGCTAACTACGTTCGCAACTGAGAACGTCTTTCAAGCTCTACACACTGTGCGGACAATTGAGAACGGAAAATCGGCGCAATTCCCAGTAACGGGCGTTGCGACGGCAGCATACCACACACCGGGAGATAATATTGCAGATTCTGGAAACAGCTATCTCAGTAATATCAAGCACGGTGAGAAGGTCATCAACATCGACTCGATGCTGGTTGCTTCCTCATTTGTGGCCAACATCGATGAGTTGCAGAACCACTATGATGTGCGTTCCATCTACTCAACCGAGCTTGGTCGTGCGCTGGCGATGCAGTATGACAAGACGGTATCGCAGGTTATTGCGCTAGGTGGCACCTCCCCAATCGGGGGTGACGGTGGCTCAAACCTGACTTGTGAAAACAGCGCGGGAACAGAACCATCTGCGTCTGAGCTTGTTGATCAAATCTACATAGCTGCCCAAACGCTGGACGAAAAGAACGTCCCGGCAGAGGATCGCTATTGTGTGGTACGTCCAGAGGAGTACTACAAGATTGCCCAGAGTTCGACCACGTTGTTTGACCGAGATTACGGCACAACGTCCGGTGTCTACGAAAAGGCAAATCTACCTCGCATTGCTAATATTCAAATGGTGATGTCGAATAATACGCCTCGCTCCGTGCTATCTGAAGATACGGCAACAAACAACACCTACCACGGTGACTTCTCAGACCTCCGCGCTCTGGTTTTCCAGAAACAAGCGGCAGGAACCGTGAAGCTTCTCGACCTCGCGGTTGAGTCTGAATACCAGATCGAGCGTCAAGGCACCCTGATGGTTGCCAAGTATGTCTGCGGTCATGGCGTTCTGCGTCCAGAGGCTGTTGTAGCTATTAATCAGACCTCGTAGGCTGATCATAAAACGAAAGATAAGCTGGTGGGATTCAGAAACATCCACACAGATGAGGGTTATTTGGGCTCATTTGTCCTTTATCTGGTTTCTGGGTCTCACCAGCCCTTTTTAAGTTTTTAAAATACCTGAAAATTAAGCATGGCTACCACAACCGTACCGACCACTGAATTAAACGCAGTCAACACTATGCTGGCTACGATTGGGGAAGCCCCCATAAGTACCCTTGATGGCACCCTTACTACGGATGTCACAATGGCAAAGAATATTCTGGACGAGGTTTCCAGAGTCGTTCAGGCAATGGGGTGGCATTTTAACACCGTCTTTGACCACACCTTTTCAAAGGATGAAAGCGATGAAATTCCTCTGGCTGCTGATGTAATCAAGGCTGATGTCAGTCCGAATGTGTATAATAAATCAGATACTGATCCAGTCATCCGATATGATAGCGGTACTCCAAAGTTCTACAACAGATACAAGGGTACTTTTTCTTGGGATAAGGATTTAAAGGGTAGTTACACAATTCTCATGGATTTCGAGGATTTGCCGCAGGTTGGCAGGGATTACATCATGTATAGGTCTTCCAGAATTTTTCAGGAACGTATGGTGGGCGCGGAGGTCTTAAACAAGAATCTAAGCATTAACGAAGCCCAAGCCCTTAGTCTTTTAAGGGAAGCAGAAAACAACTCCGCAGATTACACCATTTTTGACAGCCCCAGCACTTTAAGCATTATTGATAGATAATCCAGTATATGCCCTTAATCTCCACTACAGTTCCCAACCTGATCAGCGGAGTCAGCCAACAGGCAGATTCCCTGAGATTTCCTTCTCAATCTGTAGAGCAGGTAAATGGCAACAGCAGTGTGTTGGAAGGGCTAACCAAACGTCCCAATACCCAGCACATTTCCAGAATCGTTTCAGGCACCGTTGGAGATACTTTAATCCACACCATCAACAGGGACACCTCTAACAGATTTATTGTTCTTTTCAGGAATGACACAATTCAGGTATTTGATACCAGTGGGACATCAAAGACCGTCACCTTTTCGTCGGATGGCTACTCTAGTGGGGACGCTGCTGATTATATTGATACTTCTACTCCTACCGATGATCTTAGGGTTGTCAGCGTTGCTGATTATACTTTTGTGGTTAACACCTCCAAGACCACGGCAATAGATTCAGCAGTCACCGCAGACAGGGGCAAGGAAGCTATAGTCTTTATAAAGCAAACAGCCAGCTCTGCCACACACTACATAGAACTGGATGGCACCACGGTTTCCACTACCAGCAATACCAGCACTGAAGCTGCTGCATCGGCCCTTAATTCTTCACTCGTAAGTACCTTTGATTCAGCTACTTATGACTTTGAAGTCAAAGGCTCCATCATCTGGATTAAAAGGGATGATGGGGAAGATTTTGAAATAAGTGTCAGAGATACTGTAGGAACCACCTACACGGGCTTGGCCAAGGATACCATTGTTAACTTTGTTGAGCTGCCAACTTCTGCTCCCCACGGTTTTACTGTGAAAGTAGCAGGTGATCCTGAAATAATAGCAGATGATTACTATGTCAAGTTTGTGGCAAAGGATGAGGATTTTTCAGAGGGAGAGTGGCAGGAAGCCGTAGGGCCGGGACTAACCTACAAGTTTGATGCCACCTCCATGCCCCATGCCTTGGTTCACGACATAGGCGCAGATACCTTTGAATTCAAGGCGTTAACTTGGGATGAGCGAGCAGCGGGGGATGACTCCTCCAATCCAGCACCCTCATTTGTAGGTTACAAAATAAATGATCTTTTTCTACACAAGAACAGGCTGGGGGTACTTTCAGACGAAGCCGTCATATTCTCAGAATCCGCTGAATTCTTTAATTTCTGGAGAACCACAGTAACCAGCTTGCTAGATTCTGCTCCAATAGATGTATTAGCTTCCCATAACAAGGTATCTATTCTTTATAACGCTGTTCCCTACTTTGATCAATTGGTGTTGTTTGGGGATCAAACGCAATTTTCCATAAAACTACCTGATGCAAACTTAACACCTTCCACGGTAAGCATTCAGCAAGCAACTGAATTTGAAAACCTGAAGGGAGTCAGGCCACTGCACTCAGGAAAGAACCTATACTTTCCGTTTAAGCAGGGTGCCTACAGCGGCGTTATGGAATACTTTGCCTCTCCTGACACCCTCCAACTGGCAGGTAATGATGTAACCGGAAATGTCTCAAAATACATAGCAGGAGATATCAAGGAACTGGGAGCCAGTGAAACCGAAAGAATTATTGTAGCCAGATCATCAGGACTCACCAATGGTCTTTATGTCTACAAGTTTTTCTATAGTGGTCTGGAAAAGTTGCAGAGTGCTTGGAGCAAGTGGACTTTTGGAGATAATGCGGAAATAAAGGGATTCTCCTTTATCGAGAGTGATCTCTATATTCTCATTTACAGGGCGGATGATGGATTGTGCTTGGAGAAGATAAGCGTGGAGGAGGGGTTAAAGGACACCAGCTCCGACTACACCATCTATCTAGACAGGCGTGTTGCAGAAGAAGACACAGGAGTCACCGTAGCTTATGATTCTTCTGCGGATACTACAACGTGGACACTGCCCTATTCCGTTGATACCTCCGCTGATACCATGAATGCAGTAGCTCGTTTTGACGAGGTTGCCTTTCAATTTGTACAGCTTGATCAGGAAGATGGCGAAAATATCATCTGTGAGAATGGGGATAACTTGGGGTACGGGTTGGATTATGTGGCAGGAGGTACGGAATTCACAGTAACCGAAACCACCTCCAATACGCTTTCAGTGAGTGGGGATTACGCGAACCAGCCTATGTGGCTTGGGCAGCAGTATGCCTTTGAGTATACCATGAACAAGCCCATGCTCAGGGAGCAAAAGAGTCAGGGAAAGATGCTGGTAGCCGGGGGCAGATACCAGATAAGGAGTGGTACGCTGGTCTATGATAATACCCGTGATTTCAGCGTGGAATCCACCCCGTCAGGAAGGGACACCTCTACAACTGCGTTTAGCAGTACCACACTAGAGGATGGCACCCATAGATTTTATGTAATGTGCAAAAATGATAAGGTATCCATAGTAATAAAGAGTACAAAACCTTTTCCGTTGGCTCTCCTGAGTCTGGATTGGGAAGGTGTCTATGAGAACAGGGCAGTCCGGTACTAAAAGAAACAGGGAGAGTGCGGTGATAACCATAAAACCTTCTAAACCTGCTGATGCATCGGAGCTGCTGCCAAGACTGCGTCCAGAGGATTTAAAAGAATTAACTGCTGTTGTAGAGCAGAAAGAAAGGTTAGAAGAAGCCCTTAGAAATGGCATTACTATGAGCAAGAGGTGCTACACGGTAAGGTTCAGGAAAGATAAGAAGCTCATATGTGTCTTTGGAGTGGTGGATGATCCCTATATTGATATGAACGCAGGGGCTGTATGGATGCTTGGAACCCCCTCTCTAACAAAAATATCAATAACCTTCCTCAAAAGATGTAAAGAATTTATAAAAATACTGGAAGAAGGCTACGAAATGACACATAACCTTGTCCATTGTGAGAATAAGCTACATATCAAATGGCTGGAGTGGGCTGGATTTACTTTTATAAGGGAAAAGGTTAAGGTAGGGCATAAAGATGAAGAGTTTTTTGAATTCTACAAGGTAAACGAGAAATATAATGTGTGAGCCAACACTAATAGGATTAGCGACCTTTGCTTTAGGTGCCGCAGCGTCTGGTGCAAAACATAAGGCGAAGCAACAGCTTGCTGATGCTACGGAGGCGCGGCAAAAGCTTCAGGAAAAATTAGCCAAGGAGAAGCTGGATAGAGACTTGGAGCTGAACAAGCAAAAGGAAATTTTAAAGGGCGAATCCCGGCGCAGGGAGCTTGGTAAGGTAAGTAGGGACGCAGAAAGAAAGCGAGCAACCTCTCAGGTGGTAATGGGGGAATCTGGAATCTCCGGACAAGTCACTGATGCCATGATCATGTCCATAATGAGTGAAGAGGCAGGTATCTTTGAATTATCCAGAAGACAAGCGGACATGAATAGGCTTGAAGCCTTTAACACTGCTGGTTTACTGGGTCAGCAATGGAGAATGGATGTGGCTGAGATTCGGCAACCTATAACCAGACCTACCAAGACAGGGCTTGCTCTTGGCGTGGGTGCAGCAGGACTCTCAGGCTTGGGAATGTATAGTCAAGTGGGTGGTATGTTTGGAAGCCCAGAAACAGCAACAATACCCAGTTCCGAACTACCGGGAGGAACCGATTTATACCGTGGTTCTAATAATGTATTACCCAGTTAAAATGAAACGTCATGGCAACTACTTCTGAAAAAATTGTTTCAAGACGGGTTTTAAAAGACCTTGGATACGACAAGGGTAAGCTTGCCACGCCAGCGCATATCGTGATGCCTCGTCCAAAGGTGGCTCAAACTGAGTCCACCAACCAGATGATGGAGCTTGCAGGGGCTCTTGGGGAATTTAACGATAAGCTTCAAGCCTTTGCCAAATCTTACGCTCCCCAATGGAAAGCCAAGCAAACCCGTGCAGCCGCCATTTACGCACGGCAGCTAATGACCCAAAAAGGGAATCAGCAAATTCCACTGGATGAAGCCAAAGCTAACGGAGCTGAAGGACTTCTGATGCCGGGACAAGGGTTAAAGTCGATGAAGCATCAAGAGATGACTCCCGACAGAAGCCACCATAAGCCGCCAGATGCGCCGCCACTTCCTGCCATACCTCCACCAGAAGGGGCAGTGGAAGAGGGCGGCGATCCGCAGAAGGCACCTCCTGAGATTCCTGCACCAGAATTAAAACCGGGAGAACAGGTAATTGAAGAAAAGATAAAAGATGACAAAGCAGTTGGGGGTGATATACGTAGAACGTGGGTTGTAAACTTCAAGCTTCCCCACGATCACGGAATTCTTCGTGAAGTTGAGCTATTAAATACTTGGCCTGCTGGCAAAGAAAAACCTACTCAAGACGATTTTAAACATTGGACACTTCTTTCAGGGGAAGAAGCTGAGAAAATCAACAAGCTTTCATTTAAAGAGCAAATTGCAAAAGGTATAAGAGCCCATGTGCCGTCGAAAACTTTTTGGCAAATAACCGATGAAGCTCTCAGGGATATAATAAGCGTTGATTACTTAGTCGAAGAGTTGGAACTAGCGGGAAAAGGCGGGGAACAGCCGCTAGTAAACATGAATAATTCAGGAAATCCCATTCCACTCCCTGTAGAATTTTTACCTGTTGGGGAGAAAAAATACCCAAAGGTAAAGAGGGCTCCAGAGAGCGATTTTTTGAACCAGATGTCCCATATGGTAAGGGAGGGCAAGATAGCTCAAGGCCACAACCCCTACTTCAGGATGCAGGTTTACCGTAATCTGGGGAACCTTGTAACAGCCCAAAAATTCAGAGATTTCTTAAATAAGCGGATAGCCAGTGGGGAATTTGAAAATATCCAGAATCCGTCGAGTCCAACCGCAGCCTTAGCTCAGGAATGGGACGAATTTCAAAGCTCTACTCTGGGTGATAATCTCTACGTTAACGAGGGAGCCACCAACGCCTATAACCAGCTCTCACAGCAGTTCATGGCAGAGGCACAAGCACAGCAAAACAAGGCTTTCAAGGCGGAACAAATTAACATGGACGTTAAGCAGCTCACAGCTTCCTTGGAGGCTTGGTGGAGTGATCAGGATAATCTAGTTAAAAAAGAGGAATGGCAAACCGATGTCCAGTATCTTTTAGAATCGCGAGGAACAACAGGTGTCTCTCAAGTCTTTGAAGCCTCCCTTAAAAAATTTGCAACAGTCATTGATGACCCTGCGACTTCAGCAGCCGATGCGGCAAAAAGGTTGGAGAATTTGGAGAAGCTTATGACCGAGCTGGAACAGCTTCCAATAGCAGAAGATGACGAGTTTACAACCCTTGGGGATACCAACCAGATGAACCCCGTCTTCACCCAGTGGGATGCCGAGATAAGGGATTTAAAAAATAGGCGCAAAGCCCACGATGCCAATAAGGAGAGGGAACACGCAAAAGCCCTCATGCAAGACCTGAATAACGCCCTTTTCATCACTGAGGGCGATGAGGAATCCATTAAAAATCCAGAAGAGACAAAAAACTGGGTGCTGAACTGGATGAAAACGAATGAGGTTCCGTCTGAGTTAACAGGCACATTTATAAAGATGGGGCAGGGTGCCTTTTCAGATAAACAACGCCCTTTACCCAGTAATGCGGCAGTCGTCAAAGATATTAAGGAACTACTCTTTGACGACCACGATCCCGACAAAGCCCTTGAAGCTCTCGATAACGCTATGGAGAACAAGGATTTAAATTACGCAGAGTACATTAACCTTCGTAATAGTATAACTATGCTCCGCAATGTAGAAACTGGTATTTTAGCCAGCGGTTCCCGTGGAGTATTTGCCGTAGAGATGAAAAATCTCTTAGCCTCACTGGAAGGTGCTACAGGCTGGACGACGCCAGAGAAACATATACAGAAGAATTTACTTAGTCAGGCTGAAATTCAATTTAAGGAGGAATTTCAAGAAGCTGTTTTAGACTTAGCGGCTGAAACAGAGAGCGATAAAAACCCATCTAGTAAGGAATGGAAAGCGGAGTACAAAAGAGTAGCCGAGGAGCTACGGGAGAAAATCAGGGACTCAACCCTTAGAAAACTTAACACCATTGTAGAACTCAGTAAATCAACCATACAAATCGGGGAAGAAGGTGAGGCAGCAGCGATTGGAGACCTAGAGTTAGATTTTGCAAGTGGGGGAGCTATAAATCGGGCTATGCTAATCGGAGACGCCTTTTGGGGAGCTACTGCCGTGAAGGGCTTTGATTTTGCTACAATGCCAGAAGACACCAGAAACTCCATAAAGTTAGCTAGAGCTGAGTTGTTGAAGAAAGGAACAGGGCTTCACGGAATATATGGGAAGACTGAAGCAGAATTAGTAAACTTGCTAAACGCCTATGGAGACCCTGCGGCAGGTTGGCCAACCCCGACAGGCGGGGGCGAAGTACTCACGACAGCAAAGGCGTGGGCTGACAGAATGTCCAAAGACAAGCATCCCAACAGAACTAAGCTCGATAATACCCTTATGGGACTTTCTGATGCTGTGAATTATGGGGTACTTTGGAAATTTGAAGATAATCTCTTTACGGATAAAATTACTTTAACATATACGGGTGAAAATACTCCTCAACGCGCCAAGGCAATGAAGGATTGGCATCTAGCCAAAATGGCTGCTGGTTTTTCAGTGAAGGAGATCAAAGATGGTAGAGCCCGACCAGAACATGGGGGTCTTGCTCTCCCTGACATGGCGAATAAAGCGGATGATACCCTTGTGTTTGCCCACGATGGTGAGATGGATGCATTCACAAGAGAAGTGAGCAACGGAAAGGGGAAAGCCGTCAAGGCTGGCACCATCGCTTTCCTGACAAAGCTTGGAATAGAGAATGAGCGGATATCTATAGGGCTATTTCTAAATGACCAACGGTTGAAGATGCAGATCAAAAAGGGTGATTTCACGAATTTAAAACGAAGGTATTAAAAGGGGAAAGAAACGCGCATGGGAAACGAGACTGACGAATATCTAAAAAGCTTGGAAAGTGAACTTGCTCCTCTCAAAGCCGGGGCTCAACCCGTCGCGGGTCAGGAAACAGGACAGCCTGATGCTACAGAAAGCGGAGAGACCAGTTGGTTAGGTGATGTTGCGATGGGGGTTCCTCGCGGCTTTGTGGCAGCTTTGGATAATACCATAGATTTAGGAGAATGGGCTGTAGGTACTGATGCTATCAATTTAAGAAGTAGTACAGGTCTTGGACGCTCCAAGACAAAGACAGGAGCTGCCGTGGAGGGTATATCTGATTTCCTGACAGGTTTCGTTCCCGTAGTAGGTTGGCTTGGAAAAGCTAAGTGGGCAGCAAAGGGTGTTAAGGGCGCAAAAGGCGCAAAAGGAGCTTTAACTCTCAAACAAACAGAAGCCGCTTTAAAAGCAGCGGGGAAAACCCGAAAAGCCTACCTGATGGAGGCTGGGAGATACGCTGTAGCAGGAGCAGCAGCAGACTTTATGGTCTTTCCAGCCCATGAAGCCCGTTTAAGCAACCTTATAAACAATCTGGCAGAAGATTATCCGTCTTTAAGTAACCCCCTTACAGATTATCTGGCGGCTGACCCTCTGGATTCTGAACTGGAGGGACGCTTCAAGAACGCTATTGAAGGTGTGGGGTTGGGTTTAATATTTGATGCGATAGTGTTAACTAAACGGGGAATCACAGCAGCAAGAAAAGCAGAGAAAGCAGGTAAATCACCGGAAGCTGTAACAAAGGCCATCCATAAAGCTGTGCCAGAAAAAGAGCTGAACAAGGTGATGGATGACTTGGAAAAGTCCACTGATTTTCCCGAAGAAGCCCCCTCTCCAAAAGCAGCAGAAGAACCAGCAATCCCCACTAAAACTGAAAAAGAGCTTTTTCCTTATCGGGAAACGAAACCGAAGAAAAAGCAGAAGCCCCTTACCGCAGAGGATGCCGCCAGAAGTCGCAAGGTTTCCGAGGCTCTGGAAAACACAGGGGAGATCAAGAACGCAGAAGACCTTTATAGCTGGCAGCAGAAGCTGATGAAAACCAGCAAGGAGGTGAAGGAAATCGAGGACTTGCATCTACCGGATGCCGTGGCCGATGAAAATGCCGCAGAGGTCATAAAGGTGACTTCAGAGATGGCCGGGGAAAGAACCCCTGATGTAATGATGAATCGCCTCACCAAGGAGGCTAAAAGTATGTCAGGACTTAGTGAGCGTATGAGGGCGCATAGAGCTTTCCTTTACGCCTCTGCTGAGAATCTCTATAAAAAGGCGCAGGGTGCAGCAAAGGATGGAGCTACCGCAGCAGATCGCATTTCCTTCATGGTTGCTGAAAAACAGCACAACCAAGTCCAGACCCTTATTCGTTCCCTAATGCGGGAGAGTGGTCTGACTCTCAGGTCTTGGAGGAAGAAGAGTGACTACAAGCTGGGCTTGGACTTGCAAAATTTACCCGCCAAATCCGGAGAAGACCTTCAGCAGATGTTGGATCAAGGTTCCTTGACCACAGATTCAATTAGGGCAAACGCTGAAAAGATTCTGGCTCTGGCTTCTGGGCCGGGAGGAGTCAAGAACCTTGCTTCAGGGGAACTGGGCAAGGCCACCGCAAGAAACAGCGTGTGGAACAAGCCCAATGAAGTCTGGATCAATGGGCTGCTTGGGTTAAAGACCTTCTTCGTCACGGTTATAGGTAACGGATTAGCCAGTGCCTACAAACCGCTGGAGGTGGCCCTTGGAAGGGGAATGCCATTTGTCGGAGATGTCGGAGCAGCCACAGCCGTCAAGGATATGCTTAAAACCTACAAGTATATGCTCCAGATGGCTTTCGACACCCACAAACTCGCCAGAACCGGATTAGCCATGCCTTCAGTGGGCAGGGCAGGAGGTAAAGCCTTTATGAAGGCTGAAGGACAGATCGGACAAACCCTTGGAGAGCAATATGTGAGGGAGAAGCATATCAAGGGGGCTAATTTTAGAATGACTGCCCACAACGAAACAGCTTCAGCGGCTGTGGATTACTTGGGGGAAGCTATTCGCTTGCCCATGCGGTTCCTGATATCCAGTGACGAATTTTTCAAGCAACTAAATGCCCGTTCCCACGGTCTTGTAAAGCTGGAGGATATGGCTTCCACCATGTTAAAGGAAGGTAAGTTCAAGACCAGAGCAATTGCTGATGAGTGGGTGGGCGAGCAGTTCAACAACCTGATAGATAGCTCAGGAAGGCTTTATTCCAAGGACACCTTTGCCCACAGGGCGGCTCAGGAGGCAGAGGAAAAGGGGTTAACAGGGCTTGAGGCAGCAGAGTATGTCTCCAAGCGTATGGACGGTTATGATCCCGGCCTTGGGGAGGTTTCTGCATTTTCAAAAGACATTGCAGAAGAGCTTACATTCTCCGCTTCCCCAATCGGCCCCGGTGGGAAATGGGGACAGAAGACTTTGCTGGAAAATCCTGTTTTAAGACAGATGGTTCCCTTCTACACCTCTCCGTTAAACCTAATAGGATTTTTCTGGAGGCGTGTAGATGTGTTAACTCCCGCGCTGGGAAACAAGTTTGAAAGTTTAAAAGGGCTGAATCTAAAGTACTGGGAGGATATGAAAAGCAAAGACCCCTTTGTTAGGGCGCAAGCCAAGGGGCGCATGGGTATGGGTGCAGGGCTGATGGGCCTTGCCATCTACGCTGCCAACACGGGACGCATCACGGGAGGAGGCCCAAGCAACTCTGCGGAACGCAAGATTTGGGAAGCCGCCGGGAACCAGCCCTATAGCATACGAGCGGGAAATAAATGGGTTGCCTACCAACGTGTAGACCCCTTCGCCTCCTTCCTTGGAATTGCAGCAGATATCGCCTATCGTATACGGAATCCAGAAGGTATCGATGAGGGCTACATGGAATCCTTAATGCAGGGAGGCATAGCGGCACTCACCCACAATATAACGAAAAAATCCTATCTCAAAAGCATCGACGAATTCCTTACCTTTGTAGAAGACCCTGATATGACTAGCTTCAAGTACCTGAAGGGTCGTGCTGCCTCTTGGATTCCTGCGATGGTGGGGCAGATGCCGGGAGCCCGACCCTTCTCTGATGACAAGTACATGAGGGAGGCAAGGGATTGGACAGATTATATGCTAAAGCGTATTCCCGGTGAATCTGAGAAGCTGGATAAGCAACGGAACATCCTTGGGGAGCCTGTAGCTCGCAAGCTTTTCCTCCCGGTATGGGACTATGTAAGTCCCATCTTCATCTCCACGATAAAGAAGGATTATGTGATGAAGGAGCTTTCAGAGCTTAGACAGGGCTGGGATGTACCCAACCCGAAGCTGGCGGGTGGCCTGATTGACATGACCAACTACAGGAATGCCAAGGGGCAGTCAGCCTACGACAGATACCGGGAGATTCTTGCAACAGTCGTGGTAGACGGTAAGACCCTGCGTAACTCTCTGGATCGCCTTATGCGTTCAGGGGATTACAAGGCACTCCCCAAGTTCGGGGGAACCACGCAAATCGACAGTCCTCGTATTGGCCTGATCAACAGGATCATGCGGAAGTTCAAGAATGCCGCCCTGAAACAGGCAGCGTCTGAGTTCCCGGTCTTTGGGGAAGACTACAGCAACGTCCACAGCTTCAAGGACTTGATGAAATCTGGAGTAGAGTGGGAAACCCGTGGAGCAGGGGGAGACCCAATGGATGCCCAGCAACTGCTGGAGACCATGAACGTAGCCCCAAGATAACAAAAGGGGAGGAGTATAAGGATATGGAAAAAGATGAACAACTAATGGAAACGCTGGGAAAGGATATTCACATGACTCTGGCCAAGGAGCTGTTAGCTCGCATCCAGAGCGGTGACGCCACCAGCTCCGACCTGAACGTGGCTAGGCAATTCCTGAAGGACAACGATATCACGGGCATTGGCGGGGAGGGAGACCCCTTGCAACTGCTGGGGGATGTCCTGCCCTTTAAGGCTCCAAAGAGAAACTAAAGGGGGGAAACTGCCATGCCCAACAAGAAGCCAAGAAATTACAGGCGGGAATACGATTCGTATCAAGGGAAACCAAAGCAAAAGAAGAACAGGGCATCTAGGAATAGAGCCAGACTGCGACTTGTTCGTTCAGGAAGGGCTCGAAAGGGGGATGGAAAGGATGTCCACCATAAAGACGGCAACCCAAGGAACAACTCCCGTTCCAATCTGGCCTTAACATCCAAGAGTTACAACCGCTCCAAGAAATAGTGAAGAGCGGTGGTAAAGCAACTGTTCCTGCTGTTGATCCCCGCATTGCGGACTTCAGGAACTTCCTGTGGCTGGCTTGGAATCACCTTGGGTTGCCTGAGCCCACCCCGGTTCAATACGACATAGCAGAGTATGTCCAGCATGGCCCCAAGAGAATGGTCATCGAGGCTTTCCGTGGGGTTGGCAAGAGCTGGGTCACAAGTGCCTTTGTAGTCCACCAGCTCCTTGTAAACCCAAATCTGAACATACTGGTGGTCTCTGCCAGTAAGTCCCGTGCAGACGACTTCTCCACCTTCACCCTGAGACTCATCAACGAGATGCCCCTGTTGGCCAAGTTACGTCCACGGGATGGCCAGAGAACCTCCAAGATAGGTTTTGATGTTGGCCCAGCACCAGCAGCCCATGCTCCTTCAGTAAAGTCAGTAGGAATCACAGGACAACTTACAGGCTCCCGTGCTGACCTCATTGTCTCCGATGATGTGGAGTCCATGAATAACTCCCTGACACAGGGCATGAGGGATCGCATAAGTGAATCTGTAAAGGAATTTGAAGCCATTGTTAAGCCAGAGGGAAGGATCATGTTCCTTGGAACCCCTCAAACTGAAATGAGCCTCTACAACGTCCTTCCTGAGCGTGGCTATAGCGTCAGGGTGTGGCCAGCCAGATTCCCTACCAAAAGCTCTCTAGGGGGCTACAGCGGACGATTAAGCCCCCTTCTGGAAGAACAGGTAGTAGAGGATAAGGATATCTGGTCAAAACCCACTGATCCCCTGAGATTCAACGATGAAGACCTCTTGGAGCGGGAAAGCTCCTATGGACGCAGTGGGTTTGCCCTTCAGTTCATGCTGGATACAACCCTTTCAGATTCTGATCGGTATCCGCTAAAGCTTTCAGACCTCTGTGTTACCTCCCTGACTCCCGATGTTGGGCCTCAGAAGGTCGTATGGGCTGCTAATCCTGAGAATGTGTGGAATGAGCTTCCCAACGTGGGGTTAGCTGGAGATCGCTTTTACAGGCCCATGCAGCTCATCGGGGATTACACGGCATATCAGGGAAGTGTCATGGCTATAGACCCCAGTGGACGGGGAAAGGATGAGACAGCCTATAGTGTGGTGAATATGCTTAACTCCCAGTTGTTTCTTCTGGATCAAGGAGGAGTCCAAGGGGGCTATGATGAGACAACCCTTGAGCTACTGGCAGAGGTGGCCAAGAGGAACAAGGTTAACATGATCCTTGTGGAGTCCAACTTTGGTGATGGAATGTTTGTAAGCCTTCTAACCCCCATCCTGAAGAGAATCTATCCGGTTTCCGTGGAGGAGATCAGGAGTAATAAACAAAAGGAACTCAGGATCATAGACACCTTGGAGCCTGTTATGAATAGCCACAGGCTAATTGTGGATGTAAAGGTAATTGAGAATGACTTCAAGAGTACCCAGCAGAGGCTTGGGGAGAATTCCAGCAAATACCAGTTATTCTACCAGATGTCTAGGATTACCAAGGATCGAGGAGCCCTCGTTAATGATGACCGTCTGGATGCCCTTGGCATGGCTTGTGGCTACTGGGTTGAACAGATGGCAAGGGATGTAGACGAAGCCCACAAGGAACAGAAGGATTTAGCTTTTCAGAAGGAAATAGACAAGTTCATGGACTCCTTTGGAAAGGGTAGGAAATCTGGAGATTCTTGGATAAGACAACCAGAAGTGTTGAATAGGTGAAAACTTGTCAAGAAAAAAGAGAAACTTGTAAAGACCTGAAAATCAATGACTTAGGGCTTAAGGGGGGTGTGGGATTTGAAGATTTTTAAGAAAGCTGTGGTACACTCTCTTCTTAAGATAGCTTAAGAGTATCTTAGATTTTAACTGGTTAATTATTTCTTGTTATTCTTATCTTTGTCTTTCCTTTAAACCTGCTTTAGTAGACTACCTTAAAAGAGGTAAGAGAGATAATCATAATTGATATTGCTTAAGACTCAAACTTAGGATAGCTTTAAAATATCTTAAGGTGGCTAAACGAAAGCAAGGGGATACATTTACAGGTTTACGGGTTCCTTCTGGGTGTCCTAAACAGGTGTCTATTAGTGGTATTCAGGTAGCCATTAAGTACTTCAATGAAGAGTCTGAAGGGGTTCTTATAGATGAACCGAAGGATGAAGGATTATTTGGGTTCTACAGGTCTTTTCCGTGTCCATTAATAGGCTTAAATGTCGATTCTATCGATGATTCCTTACCAGACCCTATGGATTCTTTGAAATCCACAGCGATCCATGAGATTATTGAAGCGATCAATGACATGAACCAGAATGGTTTGTCCGAAAAGGACGTAAGGAACCTAGAGGTTGGCCTCTATTCGGCTCTGAGAGCCAACAGAGGGGCTTTAGCCAAGTGGATAGCTAAAGGGGTCTAGTTTGTCGCTCAAAGTTGCTCAATTATGATCGGCTAAAGGGGTTGTCGATCATTCTTGAGTGGCTAATAATTTAGCAGAAAAATGCGAGAGGGTAACGTGTATGACCCGCAGCGAAAATCCCCCGTATGCCCCTAGATGCCCAAAAATATCAATAAGGGGGGGTGGGTGTCAAAAACTATCCATTTTAGGCAGCAAGCGGATAATTTATATTTCTCAAGGTTCTGTGAATTTCTTCAGGATACCAGATAATGCGCGAAATCCTCAAGATATCAGCAGAATCTCAGAAAGTGTAGGGTTTTTAGGCATTCTTAAGATTCTTAAGATTTTTCCTTTTTCTGTGAATTACCTAATGTTTATTAACATTATCAATTTACTTAGGATTCCACCAATATCCACAGACCCAACAGACCCTTGTGAATAACATGGGAATAATCCTCTATCATACTATCAAAAGTTATCTACAGACCCTCCAAGATTTTGTGAATAGCGCGTGCATAGTTTGTTGCCTCTTGAATCAATTAATTGTTGACGCAAGGCCTCTTTATTGATACTCTTTTTTTAGTGCGCAAGATCAACCATAATTGAAACCTTTAAATAAAATGCAAATCACATTAACACATCCCAACCAAATCCCTGAAGCTCTCCCATATTTAAAGGGATTCAACCGCGTTTACTTTAAGCCTCAAGGTTTACAGCATTTTTTCACGGCAACACGCTGTGACCATTGCAACGCAAAAGCCGAGGAAGGCGACGCCGTTGCAATTGGCTGCATAAATAAAGAAACCGCCGACGCATTTTCCAATGCCATGTTGGCCACGGGGCAAAAAATCTTAAGGGCAAAACTAGAACCCTTAACACTATGGCATAACGAGGAAACCGGGATGTGTGTCTGTTCCGATTGCGACAACAAATTAACCGCAGAGCATAACAACTAAAAAATCAAAAACTATCACTATCATACTATCAAAAATAAAATGAAAACCGAAAAAACCGA